TAGGATTTCACTTTTTGCCCTTCATCGCAAGGATCTTACCAATCTTCTTACGACGAGCATGGAGATAACTATCTGACTTATCCTTATCACCATCGTTATCGATGTCTCCATCTTCTTTACCAACTGGATCCAGCTTCTCGCCAATCACTTTGAACTTGACGTTATCCATTTCTCCAAGCTTCTCAAGTCTCTCTGAAATTTCGGACCAGAGTTGATTAGCAGTATCTACATCATATTCTTCTTTCTTGGCAGTCTTTGCTGCTTTCTTGAAAGCATCTTTTGCTGGATAATCTTCGTGTCCTGGTTTGGCAGGTGATTCTCCACGCTTGCGCTTGGCATGGATGTTAGCATACAAACCATTCTTTTCTTGTAGATCCTCTTCACCATCTGCTTCGTATCCAGCCTTCACACAATTATCAACTGTCTTACCACCTTTCTTCTTGGTGCCTGCTAGCTTGTAACCTTTCCAGCAAGCCTTACCATCAAGACCCTTTGCTTTCTCGATGACATAAGTTACGCCATCAATCTCATACTCTTCTCTTTCTAGAACCTCATACTCTTCTTTGGTTGCTAGTTGTGCCTTGTCGCTTTCTTTGCTTGCGTACTTCTTCTTAGTTGTAGTCTTTTCAATTTCAGCACCATGTGATTGGGGACTCATACCCATAAATGCTTCCTGAAGGTTTAGATCTACAGGTTGGGTATTCTGGAAGCAATCGCCTCCCATCCACTTACCATACGCTTCCATCAATCCCGATGAGAAGTCGTCACTATTTTGAACTGAATTAATTGGTTTCTGATACTTCATGGTTATAGAAAGAGATTCTCCTTTGGTTATTTATAGATCTTATATTCTTGATCCAATCTCTAAACATATTTCCATCCTCGGTAATAATGATTGCATAGTTACCACCCACACGATGAATGGTTCCTTTCTCACCATTACGTGATGACATAACAAAGTCACCCTCCTTGAACACCTCTTGTTGGCGTTGTTGTTGGCGCAGTGCTTCTTCTCGTAGTTTTTTGAAATCTTTCATTTGATTCCCAAACCTTCTCTTACTTCTTTCATCAATTTCATCATCTCACTATCATTTAAACTATCTGGTATTCCTTTACGAAATTGAGCAACATTAGCATTAGATGCCGCTTCTCTCATTTTGCTTGCAGACATACCAGTAGCACCATCAGCATCAGGATCACGTTCACCCGCAGACTTAACTTCAAGAGATCTAAATGTATATTCTACTCCATTATATTTTTGTATAAGTGAATCCATTTCCTGAACACGATCACTTCCAACAACAAGAATTACATCAGCATATTCTCCTTGTAAACTTTGAAGGACTTTGATAATAGTTTTCAATTCATCATTCAACATAATATGATCCTTATGAGTCGGAAACATTTTTTTCATGTATCCAACTTTTTGTTCAGCAGATAAAGGATTTTTTTTCTTATCTTTGGTATGACTAGTATAAATTTTATAGTCATCCATATTTGCAATCTTAGCTACTGCCTTGATCAATTTTTCATGACCAATGGTAGGAGGATTGAAGCGACCGAAAGTGATGACTACTTTCTTAAACATTTTTATTAGTATTTAGTTTCCCTTAACCCAGTTCTTTTGTAGTGTAAAGTTTGCCTGACTGAATTCCAGACGATCCACAAGTTTAGTGGCGTTGCCGTCTTTGATAGCAACAAATCCTTCAGGAGCAGTAACACGGAATCCATCATCAGTACGAAGAAAAGTTCTAGTGCTATCAGCAGAAGCAAGTTTTTTTACAAACATGTTCTTGGCATTTTGAATAATTACATAAAGAGTAATAGTTGCTTTGAAACCTGCAATATTAGAATCAATAAACTCAATCCCATCATATAGTTTTTTCAATTTAACTGCTTTAGTTTTTTCCTGCTTTACTTTATTAACTTCTTTCATCATAGTATCATGATAGTTTTGTTTGAAACTATTAATAAAAGTATTCACATTATTGATGCGTTTTCCCTCTCTAACATAAGTATTGAAATAAGTTTTTAAACGAGTGCCGACACTAAAGTTATCATTTGAATTAATTTGTGTGGAAATCTCATTTAAAAAAGACCCGACATTACGAAGAGCAATAGGAGCAGTACGCTTCATATTATTAAGATTGCGATGTTCAGTTGCGTTTAGAATCATATTACTACCAAGAGTATCAACCTCGGCACTAATTACAAACACATCATCTGTCTTGGTGAGCTTACTAATGTCAACTCCAAAAGTAGCGTGTGACGTTGCAATACTATTACCAACATAACGAGTGTGAAAAACTACGCCAATTTTAGCTTTCTTTGCTTTTGCATATGCTGGAGTTCCTTTTGGAATGGCATAGGTGATTGTGTTTGGAGTAAAAGTCAGATAATCTACACCGTCGATCTTTTCATCTTTAGCATCATCTGTAAACAGAAGATCTCCTTGAATGATTCCCTGGATGCCAAGTTTTGGAAAATACTTCAATGCTACTTTTAGTTTTTCTACAAGACCAGAAGAATTGCCATGATTTGCTTCAATCAAAGCATTATTGTAATTGATTTTTGGTTCGGTTTTATTGAAAACTGATTTAGTGCCAACAAAAAATTTGTTTACTTCTGGATCAATACCACAAATAATAGCAGGAGCACCATCCCACTTTGTAGTGATCTTGAAGTTGCTATTCTGAGTGCCGCTAAAAGTTTTGGTAAGTGCATCCAGAAATGCAAACGCATCTTTAGCACCCTTTTGCCCATCAAACAGGATGCTGTCTTCTAGGTGTTCAAGGTGAGTGTTCTTGCTCATGCTGTTGTAATAACAAATTGTCCTTGTCTGTTCTTGGAGACTATATGAGTAACGGTTCTGCCTCCCCTTGGATACACAGATACTCTAGCACCCCTGATGCCATAATCACTGCGAACTCCCTTGACAGAAGGATCCGCAATTTTTTCCGATGCTGCTTTTTTGATAAGCATAAGTAATGGTTCGTAGCTTCCTGTCATTTTGTCTCCATTCATATGAGTATGAGCAGACATATTGAGTTTATATTTTGCTCCTAATTTAGATAGTGATGGAGTTCCTTGTAATACAGCAGTACAATTGGAAGGTCCTTCTGATCTACCATAAAACTTTCCATAGATTGACTGCATTTCAAGATTAACATCGTTTACTTCTATGCCAAACGTAGTGGGACCCATCTTCGATAGATCATAAAGTTTGCCAACGCCAACTACTTGTTTCATATAATCAACAAATTCATCGAGCTCTGTAAATGTACCTCTGGAAAAATGAGTTACGCCTCCCCATTGTCCAAAATCACTAGCATATGATCCCATTTTGTGAGAACACCAAGCTACTTCAACAAGTTTTCCATTCTGCAAAGAAACAAATGCTAAATCTGCCTTGACGGTTCCCTCTACTTTATTTACGCCAACAATATTAGAAAACGTTTTAGTTCCTATTTGCAAATCTATACTGGAAAGATTATTTGCCACAAGAATTTCATTCAAATTGCTATTGAATGTATTCAGAAAATCTGCTTCTCCTGCTTCAGTAGCAGTTGGATAATTTAGAGTGTATGATGTATCAACATTATCCGCATAATATTTTAACTGTCCCCAAAAAATATTACGAGTTTGACCAGTTAGTGGTTTGCCGCCAAAATCAACATCTTTCAATACTCTTCCGCTATTAATTGATGTTGCTGGAGTTTTACTAGTAGATGTATAAAAATTTATAGAGAAAGGAGCATTGGAAAATTTTGATGGATTATTTTGTATAGCAGAATAAATTTGTCGAAGTAATCCGTTCTTGCCAGAATAAAAATTTGCAAAGCTAACAAATTTTTTTGGTTGAAATTCTATAAAAATATTACTTTTTTTAAATCTTCCATTAACTTCATCTGGAATACTAATACCAACCATTTTGAAATAAACATGAACTCCATCTACTGATAAATTTGATTTATCAAGCAAAGTAAATGGTTTATCATTTTTTATTCTATCGTAAATTACTCGCCAGTTATTTTCATATCGTTTAGAAAATTCCGACCAAGTTAATCCTTTTCCGCCTGCCATATAAAAAATCCTCCCTACTAGTATTTAGAGAGAGGTTAATATCAAAGGTCGTCGTCTGCTCGGTTCTCGCTATAGTAGATATCAAACTGTCCACCAGGATATCGTTTTTCAAGTTTATTCACATTACGTGCCAGCACTTCATCAAAAGGAATTTCAAGTGCCAGACAAGCTTGGGCGACATACCACATCAGATCACCAAGTTCAATAATCATATGCTCTCGGTTATCTTCGTTAAAGGGTTTGCCTTGGAAAATCATTTTTTTGATGATCTCAAGAAACTCACCACCCTCAGCATTAATACCGACACCAGCAGTAAGCAGTCGTTCAATATTGGCACCCTTACGATCCAACTCAACAAGCCGATCAGACAGGGCAACAAAGTCTGTAG